TCGAGAACTGTGGCGCGAGGGCAAGGACGACGAGCATCATGAGTCGCTGGTGGAAACCCTGATGGAAGAGAATCGCCGGCTGCGGGAAGAGTTGCGGAAAGAGAAACACGATCATCATGATGAGTAAAATCTTCTCGACCCTCAGTCTGATTGGCGTCGTGGCTTTGATGGGTTACGAATATCTGCAAGCGATTGACGCGCAGCAAAAGATTCAGTCGTTTGTTTCGGCGGGGCCGAGGTTTACATCGCAGGATGGACAAGAGTTGTGTGAGCGGGTGAAGGCGCTGGAAGTGTATTCGTATGGCTATCGGGACGCGGGCAAGAAGCCGCTGGATTGTCGGTATGGAGCGAAGTAAGAATCATGGCTATTGAACCGCTGCGCCTTAAATTCCCTGCTGGGCTGGATAACCGGTCGCGCGAATATGCCTTAGCCAGTGGGGCGGCGCGGATTCTGGATAATGTAGACGTGACGCGCGATGGTGGGCTGATCAGTCGAAAAGGCGTGCGGGCGGTTCTGGCTAATGACAGCCATTCCTTGTTCTCACATCCCAATCAGCAATTTATGCTGGCGGTATATCAGGGCAACCTAATCAAGTTCGCGGCCAATGAAGGGTACGAAACGCTGGTTGCTGGGGTTGGGCGCACAGTTTATGCCGTATTGAACGACGCCATTTACTGGACCGATGGCGCTAAAGTCGGCCAAGTGAACGCAAACGGCAGCGTAGGCCAATGGGGGATTAATAATCCGCCTACTCCCGTAATTTCGGCGGTGAGTACGGGCGGGCTGTACGCCGGGACCTACCAGGTCGCCATGACCGCTGTGCTGCCCTCCGGGCTGGAATCCGGGTGTACCGAAACGGTGAGCCTGGAAGTCGCAGAAGGTGGGGGGATTCAAGTCATCACGCCCAATGCCAGTGGCGTTCGGTTTACAGTGTACCGAACTCCGGCCCAGGGTGCCCACGAGGAGCTTCGCGCGGCGTGTAGTGTAGACCCCAATACTACGGTCATCCTCGGCGTAGCAACGCTAGGCAAGCCGCTGGAAAGCCTTCATGCGGTGCGGCCTTTGCCCGGACAATGCTTGATTCAGCACAAGGGGCGGTTGTGGTGTGCGTCCGGCAATGTGGTCTGGTTTACTTCGGAACGTTCGCCGCACTGGCTGTTCCCCAACGTTGGCTACTATCAGTTTGAGTCTCCGGTGACGATGTTGGGAGCCACGGAAGACGGAATCTATGTGGGCTTGGCGGCACGAATTTACTACTTGCAAGGTAATAACCCACTGGAAATGCAGCAACGGCCAGTCGCTGTAGTCGGGTCCGCCGCTTTGAGTGGCGGGGAAATCCCCTATGATTTGTTTTTAGGGGACGGCGCGTTTCCCAGTCGGCAATGCGTGTTTTACGACACCGAAGGTTTTTTGTGTATCGGGAAACCGGGCGGGATTATTGTTCGTCCGACTAAAGCCGCCTATAGTGCCGGGACGGTTTACAGTGGGGCGGTAGTGTACCAAACCCAAAACGGGCTGCGCCAATTAGTGGCGGGACTGGCGCAAAGTGAAAGCCCTTTCTTGGCTCAAGATGTGGCCGTTGCAGAGGTTTTTGCTAATGGGATCGTTCTCGGTTGACCCGACTGAATGGAAACGGAGAAAAGCCGTGTGCCGGGCCTGTCCGCATTTTAAGATAACGACGTTCTCGCTGTTGAGACGGAGTGAATCCATTGAGCGGTGTGGGCATTGTGGCTGCCCCCTGGCGTCACGAAAGGTAGTGGGTTGTCCGCTTAAGAAGTTTTGAGGTTTAACGATACTGTCGTAATGACAAAATGAGGTGGGTTATGAGTTTGGTGAGTGTGCCGTTCACTACGTTTTTTTCGTCGCTGGCTCCTCGGCATTGGCGCGATCTATATCGTCATTTTCGGAACTTCAAATATGACTATGACGACAATAACGACTTGCTGATTTCCCATGCCCGCATTCGCGGGGTGTATGAGTGCGATGCGCCCGATGGATTGGGGCGGGTTCAAACCAGCAATCTGCTGACGACTGAAGGTTGTAATGCGCTGCTCAGCGTCGGCATTGCGGGCGGTTCGCAAACCGGAACCTGGTATATCGCTCCCTTTAGCGGCAACGTTTCAATTTTAGATACGTTGACGGCGGCGACGTTTGCCGCTACGACCACCGAACTGATGACGCAATACTCCGAAGCTACGCGCGTCGCGTTTGTGGAGTCGGTTCCCGCCGCCAAATCCACAAACAACACCGCCAATCCAGCGGTGTTCACCACGGCATCAGATAACGTTAGTATTTGGGGAATCGGTTTGTTATCGGTTTCTACCAAGGGTGCTACGTCTGGAATCTTGTTGTCGGCGGCCAAATATTCCACCGTTCGGTCCTTGCCGACTACCGGCGATCGACTGTCGGTGGAATATACCCTGACGCTGGCGAACAGTTAAGGAGAAGACCATGGCGATTGGCTACGCTACAGCTTTGCGGACTACTCGCATCACGGATGTGTTGACGGCCATTGATTATGCAACCGGGCCTGGGACGCTGAAGATTTATTCAGGCACTCGCCCGGCTACAGGGGCGGCGGTAACGACCCAAACGTTGTTGGCGACCCTGACGTTTTCCAGTACTTCCGGGACGGTCTCCAATGGGGTATTAACCTTTTCAGCGATTACCAAAGATTCCTCGGCGGACGCCGATGGCACTGCGACCTGGGCGCGAATTCAGGACGGAGACGGCGCGTTTGTGGCCGACCTGGATGTGGGGGCCACCGGTAGCGGGAAAGACATCATCCTGAATAACGTCAATATTGTGGCGGGCGGGGAAGTGTCGATTTCGTCAGCGTCCATTACCGAAGGAAACGCCTAATCACGCAAACAGCCCTGCGCAGGAAAGGCGTAGGGCAGGAGAAGCTGCATGGCCGGATTGATTTCTCCGCTTCAGCCAGGGTATAGCGTAGTTTCGCTCCATTCCGACATTACGGTCGGATTGGTGAAAGGGACGTTGTTCTGGGGAGTCGGGAAGTTTTCTGCCACGGCTCCCGGCAACAACAAGATTTATTCTTCGAGTAACGGTACGACGTGGACGGAACGGACAGCGGAGGCTTCTGCTGCAGTCAGTGTGACATTTCCCGACAGAACTACCACGCTTCAGTTCTATTCGCCAGTTGTCATCAATGATCTGTTTCTCGTGCTGGCGAAGGTCTCGATTTCAACAGGGACAGGAATTGCGTATGGCATCGTTGCTTTTAATGGGGCCACGTGGAGCGTTGCTGACATAACGGTGCTGTTTGATGAGTCACGCATGTATGCTTATCTTACCTATGACTTCCCGCTACAAATAGCAAACTCGAATTTTTTCCTCAACACCTCGACAGGAATTTTCAAAAGCACGGATGGCGCTACCTGGACTGAATCTTATGCGTTACCTGCTTACGAGCTTGGTGGGCCTATTTACCAGGCGTTTTCTGTCATCTACGTCAGTGGTACTTATTACGCGCTTTGGAGTGCCGGAAGTACCACCACCACTTTTATTTCCAGCAGCGACCTATCAAGTTGGACGGAGGTTACTTCACTAACAGGTTACTTCACTCGCCTGTTTTACGCAGGCGGGAAATTTTATGCCCAATCCATTTACGGCATTTACGAGTCAGCGAATTTTTCTAGTTGGACCTCCCGCTATTGGCAGGCGGGGGTTGCGTTTCCGATTGAACCCTTTCCATTTGGCGATGGCTTTTTTGCGAAAGTGGATCGAGGGGGCGGTAGCTACTCGCTGAATTATTTGCGGTATGCGAAAACAACTTTAAGCGATTTTTGGGAGATTCCGACATTTGAAAATAACGCTTTATCGTTAAAGTCTCTCCGTGTTTTTTTATACAACGGCTATGTCTATGGTGTGGGGGGTAACGGTGCGTTCTGCTTCAAGTACAACCCGGCTTGGGACGACAATAATGGCGTTCCTAATCTCACCGGGACGATGGCTACTTCCGAGCGCGCTGATTTAGTCAGTGCCGCAGGAACGAGCGCAGTCTACCTTAACACGATTAGCGGAACTCTGCGTCTGGATACCAGTAGTGGTCCGTTTGCCGCCCGCAATGTATTTCTTTACCGTTATGCCGATGGGGAGAAGTTGGCCGCTACGGTGTCGAACGACTCTGATGGGACTTGGAGTTTTTCTCAGGTTCCGCCCGGTGACTATTTTGTGGTCGGCGTCGCGAGTTCGCTTGATTTGGCGGTGCCCCGTGACTTTGATGCGCTGGGCGTGATTACTGTAGTTTAGCGTCCAAGCACGCCGACCACAGGATGACTCGGTAGAATTGCTTTTTATAGGAAACGTTAATGCCTGATACCACAGTTCGCTATTATGATGCAACCATGTCCGGTGCCCCGGCGCTGTCAGGCACAGCGGGCGCGCTGATCGGCGTACTCGATGCCTGTCTGGTCAACGGCTTTGGTAGCGTGACCTTGGACAGCCTGGTGATCGCCGCTAATGTCGCTACCGCGACGGTCTCTACGGGTCATAATTTCGCTCTGCTCGGCAATACCGGGCCGGTGATTGAAATCAGCGGAGCCACGCCAGCAGGACTCAATGGCGAATGGCGGATCTCCGCCGTGCCGAGCAGCACCCAGTTCACGTTCACAACCAGCGGGATTAGCGACCAAACTGCGACAGGAACCATCACGGCCAAACGCGCCCCGGCAGGCTTCAGCAAGGTGTTTTCCGGCACCAATAAAGCCGCCTATCAAGCGGACGATCTGGCGAGCACTCGACTGTATTGCCGGATTGATGATACCGGCACTACGAACGCGCGGATTCGCGGCTATGAAACGATGTCGGGTGTGAATACCGGTACGGGCCTGTTTCCCACGCAGGCGCAGTTGTCCGGGGGTGGGTATGTATACAAGTCGAACGGAGCTACCGCTCGGGACTGGATGCTGATCAGTGATGGCCGCATGGTGTATTTTTTATGCGATCCCACTGGAATCGATTCGGGTGCTGGAAGCGATTGGAATGGGGGCTTTGTTTTTGGTGACGTTATTTCTTATGCCGGAGTAGATGCGTTTCATGCGCTCCTGATTGCGTCCGGGGCGGGGGACGATACTCTGCCATTGCCATATCTGGGGAGCCCAACCTATTCGTGGCTGGCCCGCAGTTATACGCAGTTGGGAACAGCGATTACCAGCGCCCGCTATTCCCACGGAAAAAATACCGGCTTGGGGGTTGGTGGGCAAACCTACCCAGCCCCGGTCGACAATGGCCTGCATCTGTGGCCCGTCGAGTGCTGGGAATCCACTACCCTGGCACGCGGGATGATGCCGGGACTTTGGAACCCGGTTCATAACAGCGATACGCCGCATGGGTCCTTTATTGACACCATTGCTGGCCTAACCGGACGCACGATCAGGGTCAACACGACGGGCAATACCAGCTACGAAGTGGCGTTCGATATTACCGGGCCGTGGCGATGAGTGGGCGCGCCACGATCTTGACGCTCCGCCGCGACATGGAAGACGGCGGATCCTACCGAATCACCGGAACGGTAGATGAACTTGGCGTAGTAGGCGCCTACCGAGTGCGGCTGTTTGACCGCGTATCCGGGCGCTGCATCCGCGAAACGTGGAGCAACACTGCCGGCGCATATGCGTTCAATAACATCGCCTATCGGTATCAGGGCTATTTCGTCGTCGCCTTCGATCATGGGGAAAACGCGAGTCCGCAAGCGGGTATTGTTGATCTAGTCACTCCAGACCTAATGCCTTGAACTTAACCTGGCGAACCGAGAGTTACTCATGAGCACGCTTGTTAATCTGCATATCGGGGGAGCGGTACCACCAAGCGAAAGCGAAACAATCTACGAGTTAATTCTTGTTTCTCCTTATACAGAGCCAGGAAATAATCTTCTGGTTCTGCGCTCGGCTCCCGATATTGCGCCCGTGGATGGCACAGCGGCGGTGGTCGAATCCAAAGACGCGGGGGTATTTACAGCGACTACCAGGTTGCCGGTAGACCCCGTTGTGGGCACGTTGGCCGTAACCGGGAGGTCTGACAGTTCCAGCTTTATTGGCGAAGGGGTAGCACCAGGGCGCACGGGAACCTGGGCGACTACGGAAGCCAAAGACACTACTGTTATTACGGGTCTTGGGTACGAAGGGATTGTCCCGCGCACGGGAACCCTGAATATCGCCGAAGCGCCGGATACATCCAGCGTCTCTGGCTCCTGGACGATGAAATGGGTAGCGTCCATGGCGGCCACTGAGCCAGGGGACGTGGGGGAAATCTCAACCTGGTATGTTGAATATACCGGGCCAGGATTTCTGAATGTTACTGAGCGAAAGGACACGGCAGCAGCAGTCGGGCGGCATACTTACCCTGTAGCCGGCAGCCTCACGGCAACCGAGCTTGGTGATACCGCTGCGATTATTGGCTTTACCGCAGAATTGGTTGAAGCCGAATCTACCGACACGGTAGTGGTCAGTGAGGCGCTGAGCAGTACTGATGTTATTTCATCGCTAGTGGACCGCTGTTATTGCTCTGATTTAGTAGAAGAAGATCAGCATACTGCGATTACGGAGCGGGTGTACAGCAGTGATTATCTGGTCAGCGCACTAAAAGTAACACAGGTTTTGTCTGAATCGCCGGTGGTTCGAGACGCGCTACTTGGAACGTTTTCGGGCGATTTAACGGATACTGTCACGGCTAGCGATTTCTCCAGTATTCTGCTCGAACAGGAAAAAGAAGATCGGGCGGCGGCTACGGACCTGCTGGGCAGTGCGTTACGCCTTACGGCTACGTGGACGGATTCAGTAACAGAAACGGAGATACTGCAAGCCGGCTACTCTGTGGCCTGGGCGGATACGGCTCACGCCGGTGAGACGCTGAGCGGTCCAGTGGTTTTTTCCAGGGCGTTACAAGACACGATTACGATCCGCGATACCCTGGCGGCTTCTTTGGCGAGTTCAGCGGCGTTAGCGGATCGAGGCGTAATTCAGGAAACGCTGGGTTATGCGTGGATGGCGAGCACCACGGATACGCTATCGGCCACTGAAGTGCAGGTAGGGGTAATTCGTCAGATAGCCCCTGCCCTGGTGGATGGTGTGGCCGCCGCCATAACGCTAAGCAGCACCATGGCTGTTTATGCGCCGGTGTTGACTGATACCGGATTGAGTGCAGATGCCGTAACCGATGTTACACTGTTGCGGTTGGTGGGGGTTCTTTCAGACACCGTGCTGGCCGGCGATGGTTTGCGGGAATCCGCGCAAACCCTCTGCGTGGTTAATGCCGAAACCGGGGCTGTCAGCACCTATACCTTGACTCCAGTCGTTACCAGCCTGGCCAGTTTCCGAGGAACCCTGTATTTGGCGGGGCCGGATGGACTGTACGCGATGGATGCTGAAACAGACGAAGATGGTGCCGTGGTATGGACGGTGCAAACCGGGTTTTCTGATTTGGGCACGGATGTGTTAAAGCGGATTCGAGACGTTAATATTCAATGCCGTACCGCAGGAGATACGACCGTGCAGGTTACGAGTGACCGGTGTGGCGAGAAGCAGACTTGGACGTATCGCCTACCGCCTATAACCCGCACGGCTTATCGAGACGGGGTAGTAAAAATCGGTAAAGGGGTTGCCTCTGTTTATTACGCGCTGGGCCTGCAAGGTGTCGGTCCCGCAGAGTTAGATCAATTACGGGTTGTGGTTGAACCCTTGAGTCGGAGGCGCTAGCCATGGGTTGTTCAACGCTCGGTGATCGGAACGATACTGAAGGTTATATCGCTAGTAAATGGGCGACGGTCGAGGCCATTGCGGCTCAGGCCGTATCCACCTCGTATGACGCTATTAATTCATTGTCCAGTACAGCGAGCGATGGGATCAATCAAGCCCGCGACGTGCTCGACGGGTTTGAGTGGGGTGAGTCGGCTCCGCCTTCGGTTGATCAAATCAGCTATACCTATCCAGACCTTCCTGAGTTACCGGAATTAGCGTATGAAACTGAAACGCCAGATTCGCCAGAGGCAGTAGACCGGTACACGAAGTCTAATTTGCCTCCGATCCCCACGTTTACTGGAACAACTCCTACCGTTACCAGCGTATCAGCGTTTACTGTGCCGCCCCTGCGTGATTTTACCGATACGTATGAATCGCCTACGCCGCCTACCTTCGCAGCGCCTACGGCCCCGGGAACGGTTTTAGAGACGTTTACCGCGCCGACGATTACCATCCCGGCGATAACGCCCCCGGTTGCGTTTACTGGAACCGCGCCGCTCCCCGCCGTAAAAACCACGCCTACGGCCCCAACCAATACTCTTACCACAGCGCCTACGATTACGGTTCCTCAGTATCCTGGCAGTCCAATCTTAACGTTTCCGGGAGAAGTCACCCAGTTGACCATCCCATGGCCTACGCTGCGTGAACCCGACCTGACCGGGATTGACGCTTTGTTGGCCGAACTACGTAGTGGTGCCCCAGAGCAGCCCGACTTAACGATCCCCGAAAACGATATAGGGAGTGTATTCAATGCGCTAAAGGCGGGGTTGGAAGTGGATTTGGACCCTGTTTTGCCGGTTGAAGAGACCTTGACCTGGATGTTGTCGGGGACTTCGCTGGGAATCCCGGATGAGGTGGCGACGTTGCTGCGCAACCGGGCCTTTGCGGCAGAGGATCAATTAGCCGTCCAGGCCGAAACAACGGCGCTGGCGGGTTGGTTGGCGCGTGGATTTACGCTGCCTGGCGGAGCATTGGAGAGTCAGTTAGCCGCGGTGCGGCAGCAGAATCGGGATAAAAAAGCGCAACTGAATCGGGATTTGTGGATTGAAGAGGCCAAGCTGGAGATTGAGGCGCTCCGCGAAGCCATCAAAACGGGGATTCAATACCAAACTGCATTGTGGGACGCCAAAACTAAACTGTGGTCGGTGTGCGGGCAGTTAGCCGGTCAGTTTATGGACGTGCAGATTAAAGTTTTGGGGATTACCCTGGAAAGTTATAAGGCGCGACTGGACGCTTGGAAAACTCAGACCGAGGTCTTTAAGGACTATATTGCGGCGAAATTGCAAGCCGAGTTAAGTAAAGTAGAAGTCACCAAAGTTGAGGCCCAAGTCGCGGGGCTGTATGTGCAGATTAATGGACAACAAATTGATCTGTACAAAGCCAAGTTAGATGGCGTGCTGGCTCAGGTTAACGTTTATAAAGCCCAAATCGAAGCAGCGAACATCCAGCTTCAGGCTGAGGGTTTAAAGCTGGAGGCTTACGCCAAACAGGTTCAGGCGTACACCGCTGCGGTTCAAGCGTATGAAGCCGAGTGGCGCGGGTATGCCGCTGCGGTTCAGGCGGAAGGCAACCAGGTCGAGGCCTTCAAGGCGACGATCCAGGCGTATTCCGCAAACGTAGATGCGTATGGCAAGCAGGTTGAGATTGCGCGGGCGCAAGCGATGACCAGCGTCGAACTCGCCAAGCTGGATTTCGAGGCAGCAAAAACTCGGGCCGGCGTGTATTCTACGCAAGTAGATGCGTATGGCCGGGCGGTAGATGCTGAAAAAGCGCGGGTTTCGGCGGAAGTTGAAATCGCCAAGTTGCCACTGGAAGCGTACAAAGCCAAGGCCCAAGCCTATTCTTCGTTGACCGACGCTTATGGAAAACACGTTCAAGCGTTGTCTGCCCATACCCAGGCGGAAGTCGAAATTGCCAAATTGCCGATTGAGGCCCACAAAGCCAGTGCCCAGGCTTTTGCCGCACAGGTGGAAGGCTATGGCAAAGCCGTGGAGGCCGAGCGTACTTACGCAACGACTCATGTCGAACTGGAAAAACTGAACCTGGCTGAATTTCAGGCCAACCTGGAAGCCTATAAAGCCAATTTAGCCCGGATTAATACCGAGCTTGAAAGCAAATCCAGAGTGCATAACGCACAAGTTCAGTTGTTTGGGATGTTGGTGGAATCGGAAAAGGCCAATGTGAACGCCAAAGTCAGTGCGGCTGATCTTGAGTTGCGCGCCGGGCAGATTAAATCCACCATCGAACTCAAAAAAGCCGAACTGGAGCAAACCAAGGCGATAGCGATGGCAGATTTAGCAATGAAAGCCGACGCGGAAGTGGGGCGGATTGCCAGTCAACTGGCCGCCTCCGCGCTGTCTGGGGTTAATGCGTCCGCATCCATCAGCAGCGGATATAGTCGGAGCGCTTCCAGTTCATGCAGTGAAGAGTACAAATACAGCGAAGACTGAATCTCATGCCGCCCGTTGTTCTCAACGCCCCGATTTCTGCGCAGGGCGAGTTTGCCATTAAGCGGTTCTACGGCGACCCGAAACTGGCGGTCGCTTATTTGCCCGTAGCCTACAAGTTGTTAGGGGGACTTAAAAATCAGATGGCGTTAAGCGATATTGGCTTCGGTCATCGCCTCTACCAACTCGCGGATGGAACAAAAATACGGGTGATTCGCAACGGCGAAATGAATATCGTAGAGATCACTACTACTATTACATATCGTTCTTTGTTAAGGGAAGAAATCAGGGAAGCATTCGGCGGTTTTGTTTTTTACCCCAAACTTGATGGAGTAACGGCGTACAAGAGTGGGGGTGCAAATGCGTTAATGGAAATTCAGTGGGGCGGCAAAAATACATTTAACTTTAAAATAATTGCTCCGGCTACCAAGGATCACGGCAGTCAATTTGCCTTTTATGGGCTTGATGTTTATTCATGGGGTGCCGGACACGGTGGGGACTTGCCGGGGGCAGGATCAACAGGCTGGAATGCACGTAGAATTTATAAAAATGGGCGCTATTTATTAACCTGTCCCCAACAAGTTTTAGGCGTAAAACCGTTTTTGTATAAAAATGAAGCGGAAAAAATAGAAGAAGTCCGATTGCTGGTGGCCTACGGATATGAGCAGGTAAGAATTGGTTGTTATAC